TTAATAATGTTTCTTTGTAGGAGTTCATTTATAAGAAAGAATCTCCCACGTGCAAATGCAGATGCCTTAGAATTGTAAGGTGGTTCCTTTTCTAGAAAAAATTCCAAATAATAATCATACCCAAAACTAATTGCAATTTTGTCGGCCTTCTTAACCATAAAACTATAAACCCTCTCAAAGTCATTATAGTTTTTTCCCTGTAGAACACCTATCTTTAATCCTTTGAGTGCTTTTAAATTAAAATTTGATTCGAATTCATAAAAAGATAGCATATTTGCATTAGCATCTTGCCACACATCCGGCACTATGTATTCATCGGGTTGGATTCTTAGTAACCAATCATAATACTTTGCCAGGTCAAATGATGTCCCCAACTCAAAGAGACTGCAATCCATTATAATCTTGCGCCCCTTCTTTGGGCATTCAAGAAAATAATTTAAATACTCTTCTGATTGTTCCAACAAATGCACAAGACAATAATCATAGTCTGTTAGAGCCTGTACATGGGGCATTATACTCTTAGGTGATTCGTGTGCTATTAACATATAATCTATATTAAATCACTAGCTAAATAAATCAAATAAATCCGTCTGCACTTCTTTGCCTGTTTGAGGAAGTCTCCATCCTACACAGTCATAAAATCTCTCTAACGGAGGTGCAACTATTTTATCAAACATTAACTGATAATCCGGTTTTATATGTTCTAAGAATTCTGTGGGGTATTTTTCAACAAACGCCATACTCTTGTAATTAAAAATATTTTTATATGCATAGAAATATTTTATTTTCATGGCACTGCCTATCGGCTCGTATACATGATCTACCTTAAAGTGTTTTAAAAGTTTATTAAAATAAATAGCACTTCTTGCTTGTAGGGTGGTTCCCTTTCCAACGTGACCAAACGAGTCTAATTTGGCTTCATACTTTTCATAATCTGAGATTTTAGTTCTAATAGAAATTTTTTCTATAGGCATATGACAAAAATCTTCATGTGCTTTTTTAAAAATTTCATCTGCCTTCTTTTTATCCGGCGCCAACATCGCAAATTCTATGACACTTTTAATTAGTTCTTTTACTTCTTTGGAAATAGTTGAACGAGCTATCTCTACCCCTACATATTTAAAGGGTTTTTTTGGAGGTTTTCCTTCTTTGTCTATAACATGAAGTATGTATCTTTTCTTTGCATCAAACAAAGCCACATCACAAACTGTTTCCTGTTTAAAAACAAACCGCGGATCATTAACCTTTAACTCTTCTTTGGCCCATATTTTAATTTCCTGGTTGAGATAAGTGTCTATTTCCTTGATAACTTCCCTGGCTTGAGTGGTTATTTTTCCTCTTTCTGTTAAGTTTATGTTAAGAACTTTAAAGATGGGCTCCACTGAAAAGTAGGCACTGTCTGTGTCCCCATACCTGTACAAGTCTTCCTTCTTCCCGGTGAACCCTTTCTGTCTTGCGTACTTTAAAACGATTTCTGGTGCCTGCTTTGCCACTGTTTGACCAGTCAAAGTAATACTGGCTGAGTGATCTATATCAAAAAGTGGTGAATATTTCTGTGCAAATACACCATATATTGAATTTAAAATCAATTTAAAAACATTTTGCTGAGTGTCTAGGTTTAAAATTTCATCTTCTAATTTTCTTTTTTGATCTGGGTCTGAAATTTTATCAACCTCATCGGATAATTGAGACACTAACCTCTGGGTTTGTACTCTTTCTGCATAAAGTCTATCGATTAATGCAGGTACCACTCCTCTAAATTTTTGTGTATACAAAACATTATACTTGGAAATGCACAATTCTTCTTTTTTTATTAATTTTTCAAATTTATCCTTAGTCAAAGTCACTATTTTTTCATTAGAAAGCTTGATCGTGTATTCGTTTTCGTGTATTTCTACGATTTTTCCTATTTTTGTTTCTGGTGAAATGTTTAAAGTGATGATTGTATTGGGATACAGGCTGTTTGCATCATAACTAACTACTGATTTGCACATACCCCTCTCTGGTTCATGCACATAACCGCCAACATACTCATCACGGAGGCCGTCATTCTTGAATGTAGGAATGCGGTATCCTTGAATAACTGCCTGATGTGCTACTGCACCTGTGATCATTGACACTTTACCCAGTGATTGTTCAAACGGAATGAATCCTTTATACGATAAAGCTCTAATAAGTTTGAGGTATTTGAGCTTCTCTTCTAACATAACCAACAGTCGCACATCTTGTATGTTGTAATCTGTAAACAACTCCCAATTGGTCTCTGATAGAGATGCTAAATTCACACCTCCAATGTCTGTTTTTGCTCCAACATCTTCATATTCTCCTATATAATTTAACGAATAAGACTCTCTATCTCCGCGCGCGAATGTTTTATACACCTCCATGTAGTCTATATTGCTGACACCTCGAATGTACCAGCGGTCTATCATCTTGCCCATCTTATTCATTGCTACGTTTTCTCTGTAGTAAATGGTTTTTACAGGTGAAAGTCTTGCCGCATCTTCTTTGCCTAAAATTTTATTAATTCTGTTCATCAGGTATGGCACGTCAAACCCTTCTGTGTTCCACCCACACATGATATCTGGAGGGTCTTTCTCCCAAAATCCTAAAAATTGTTTTAATAAATCTGTTTCTTTTTTACAATGTGTATAAATTACATTGTTTTCCTTGGGTTTATAGGGTTTAAGTCCCCATGAATAGTACTTTTGAGATATTGTGTCAAAGATTGTTATAAGATTAATGGTATCTTTGGCTATTTTCGGTTCCGGAAACTCTCCTGGCGAATATGTTTCTATGTCCCAGAAAAATATTTTAAGAGGATTGGCTAAGGCTTCTAATTTGTGAATATCATCTTTAAAGGATGATAACAAGAATTCTTGCTCACAACTTAAATTATGGAATAGTCTCTTTATTGGTGTTTCATTTACGAATTTATTTCGTTCAAACTGATTTTTAAACCTAACTCTTTTAAGGGGTGTATTAAAAATAGAAACCGCATCTGTGCCGTGTGCAGATTCCACGTACAGATGCGGTTCGTAACTAGATTCTAATTTTATTCTCTTACCATTCTCATCCCATGTCCATAGATGGATACATTGTTTGCCCGAATCATAAAAGACATTTCTATACATGCCTATATTCTCTGATCAGGATTGTTCAAAATCAACGTAGGACTCTTAATATTTCTTTCTTTAGAACCAAAATCTGTAAAATACAACGCTTCATACTCATCTATATGGTCTTCCAACCACAGTTTATCAGTGAATTCATAGCTCTTTTTAGATAAATTCATATATCTGTCTGTGTCTGACGTAATATATTCTAATTGATCAATGAGGTCTGAACCGGATTTAAATTTAAATTCTGCATCTTTGTATGTACAAAGGTCTTGATAGGTACCCGGCATGCCAAAAGCACCGGACTCTACCATCTTAATATTGCTTTTGCACTTATTAAAATTATTATCTCTCAAGCTAGCAAACGTAACGTTGCAAGCTGCATCATGTATCGACTGAGGATAATGAGGAAGAATGGTCCAATCTATATATTCCATGTCTCCATTCTCAATAAAAGGTTTAATAGGCAGAGGAATGCAGCCTTTCCATACAAACTTAAACTTTTTCCGAGCCTTGATGATTGCTTGAACTACGTGTTCAAAGTCATCTTTTGAATCTGTAAAATTAGTAACGTCTACATGAGTTCCACTACCAGAATATAACACACGTGGTCTCTTTTTATGTTGATCATACAGACGTGCGATCCTGTCTGGTTCATAATACCTACCCAGCCAAGACTTTGGAGCATAATTTGGTATCACGGTGATGTTATTATTGCCTGTTTTGTGCCTGTAGTACTCCTTCATATAATCACAAGTCACAGAAATTTCATCCATTTTAGACATAATGTCTAAAATACTTTTTACTATCTCTGGGTCAGTGAATGCTTCTCTGCATCTGTTGTATTCAGGTATATCTTCTCTAAAGATAACATCATCTATTTCATACAAAAGCTTAAACCCTACCTCTTTTTTCACTCTATGTAGCTCATTAACGAACTGAGCCTGTGCTGGAGTTGCTTGTCTCTGCAAGCGAACCGCTTTTAGGCCTTGGTAAAATCTTAAGTCTAAAACCATTGTGGTTAATCCACCAATACTGGCCCTTTGTAGGGAGTTTAAGACTGTTTCCGGCCATATCATCCGCCAAAAACCACAACCACCATAATCTGCATAATAATTAAGTGCTCGTGGAGTATTAGATTCCGGCATCTCTACAGGCGAAGGTGCTGGAATGTGGATCGGGGTCACTGAAACATAACTATAATATGGTAGACCGTGTGGATTAATAGGAGGTAACATTGGGATATATCCCTTTAAAACTCGATACTCATACACTATATTATTTTTCTTCAATCCCTGAGAAGAATCTGTTTTTAATTTTAAAGCCATATGTTTATATATTAAAAGTACATCAAAAGTAAACCAAATTAAACCTTCAAAGCTTTATCCCATACCATTAAATGTAATCTCGGGGAAAATTTAAATCCGTGTAACTTACAAAGCTCTACCACGTCTACTGCATTTTTAATATGTTCCTCTCTTGAGCCTGCACATACCATGATCCAAACTCGATTCTTCGGCACTCTAATGTTGGGGTCATTAATGTAGTCTACAAACAGTTCCGAAAACAGTGCTTGATCATTTACTACGAATTTAAAACATGAATGGATATTTGAATGCCATCTCAGGACGTGTGGGATATATCTTTTAGATTTAGGATCACCGTTATTTGATAACTTAGGCGATACTGTAAACGTAGCATTCCATTTCTCAAGCCAATCCTGATGAGGTAAGATTGTACCGTTGGTTTCAAAGTCTATAGTGGGTGTAAACCCATACTTTTTATGGAAAGCTTCTACAAATTTAAGAAGAGGTTCTTGTCTCAACATTGGTTCTCCTCCTGTAATCTTCCATATATCTCC